AGGAAAAATACACCGCCCCAGGCGACAAATCCGTTAGCGATCAGGGCCGCGTCATCCCCAAACAGGTCGCACCAGCGGAAGCTGGATCGCTTCAATAGGTCGATTTCGGACATGACGAACTCGGAAAGTTCCGTCGGTCCGTCGGCTTCCTCACAGTCCCAAAGATGGCCGCAAAGCGGGCATTCCATCACCCCCAGCGGCACGGTGGCTTCGCATTCGGGGCATTCTTTGGTCGGCGCTTCGCCCTTGCCTTCGTGCCCATCAAGATCGACATCTTGCTCCAGCGAGCCGTGCAGCAGGGTCGATGTGCCGAAATCCAGCACGATGCAATCGGTCTTGATGATACCCGGATGCTCCTCGGGATCGACCGTGCGCAGGCCTCGCCCGACCATCTGCATCATGGTAGATTTGTAGGATGAGGGCCGCAATAGCACCACGCAGCTGGTCGGTGGATGGTCCCAACCTTCCGTGAGGACGGCGATATTTACGATGACGCGGGTTTTACCCGAAGCATAGGCGGCCAGAATATGCCTGCGTTCTTCGGCCCCGAGATCGCCATGGATTACGGCCGTAGCCACGCCAGCGGCGCTGAACGCCTCGGCGACATTTTCGGCATGGGCCACGGTCGAACAAAACACTACCGTTTGCCGGTCTCCGGCCTTTTCCTTCCAATGGCGGATGACCTCGTCGGTCACCGGCGCGTGGTCCATGATCTCCGCCACTTCGCCCATGTCAAAATCGGCGACAGATTTGCGAACATTCTGAAGTTTGTCCTGCACACCGACATCAACGACGAAGGTGCGCGGCGGCACCAGGTGCCCCGAGGCGATCAACTCGCCAAGCCGCACCTGATCGGCGACGTTGTCAAAAACCGCGCGCAGCCCTTTCTTGTCGCCCCGGTTCGGCGTGGCCGTGACCCCGAAGATCCGGCAGTCGGGATTGGTGTCGCGGACCGCGTCGATGATACGGCGATAACCGTCAGCCACCGCGTGGTGTGCCTCGTCAATTACCAGCAGATCGAGCTTGGGCATGGCGGCAAGGTTTGCCGGGCGCGTCAGGGTCTGGACCATGGCAAAAGTGGTCTGGCCGGCCCAGTTCTTGGTTTTGGCATCAACGACCGACGTGCTAAGCTGTGGATTGACGCGGCGATATTTGTCCCGATTCTGGGAGGTCAATTCGTCGCGATGCGCAAGCACGCAGGCCTTGGCCCCGGTTCCTTTGATGGAGCCGGCAATGACCGCGGACAAAGCGATCGATTTTCCGAATCCGGTGCTGGCCACAGCAATCGTATTGCCGTGTTCATCGAGCGCGCGAAGGCTGCGCTCGACAAAGAGTTTCTGGCGGGGGCGGAGCAACATGGCCAGACCCTCCTATTGCGCCCAGGACGGACGACCGGTGGCCGACGGTGCCTGAGGGGATTGTTGGGGGTGCGAACCTTGCGGGGACTGCTTGCCTTGCGAAAGCGGGGGCTGCGCCGGTGGCACGGTGCCCTGCGAGGGCTGCGAGCCCATGATCGCGGCGTAATCCTTGTGGTCCGGTGTTACCGCAGACCGGATCTCGTTCTTGTCATCCCCGTTGGCATCGGTGCCGACATCGATGCGGGCGACGAACTCGATCCCGTCGAGATCGGCAAAGCCCCCGATCCGGCGCGCGGCCTGCGCCTCGGGCGACATGTCCTTGTCGGAAATCCCGCGCGCCGAATTGAGGATACCGCGCACCAGAGAGCGGCCCATATTGCCCCAGTCCGGCCCCTTGGGGCTGTAAAGCCCGATCAGCGTAAAGATTTTGCGCCGCGCGTATTCGCCCTCGGTCACGGTGAATTCACCGTTCAGATAGACGGCACCGGTGGAGCCACGCGTGGCGTATCCGCCGGTCCAGCCTTGTGATGGGTCATCGAACCCGCCGGGGCGGATGGTCAGCCGCACCTTGACCAGCGTGCCTTTCGGGATCAGATTGATGTTGCTTTTTGCGTCGTTGAAATCATTCCAGGAACCCATGGTGGGACCCTCCTTTTGGTTCAGTTAGGGGATGTGGTTTGATCGGCCGTGTTGGCCGGTTCAGGGGATTTGGTGTAGGTCAGGCGATCGGCAGCAGGCGCGGCGGGGGTTCTGATCTTTTCCATCAGACGGCCCAGATGCGGCTCCTCGACCTGCGCGAGACGACCCGAGCGATCCTTGGCCGGAAAGCCCCAAGGGTTGATCGTCTGGCAGACGAAAGCGCGGTAGGGCTCATCGTCATCGCCCGGCAGTTCGGCCATGGTGATGACCTCGTCGACGATGCCCGGCAGCTCGAGGCCAGTCTTGGAACCGTCGATCTGCGCCGAGAACACCTTGCGGTTGAAGTCGTCCAGCTTCTCGTCGAGGATGCCAACGAACCAGACGTTCTTGGCCCGTGTATGCTGCAGATGCGTGAGCCAGCCGATCATCTCGCGGCCATGCAGCCCGTAGGCCCCGCGCACATCCAGCTTGCCGGTTTTTTCCGAGAATGCCTCGGGCTGGCCCTTGCACCAGCCGAAACAAAGCCGACCGGCAACCGTGATCGAGTCGATGAAAATTGTCTCGTAACGCTCCAGCGCCGCCGGATCGCCGAATTCCTCGCACACAGCCGCGTAATGCGCCGGCCCATAGGACTGATCATCGCGCAGCGCCGGATTGGCCCCGCCGATGAACACCGCGAAATCCCGGCACTCGGCCCAGGTGCGCGGCCGGATCGTGTCACCCTCCCAGCCCTCAATGGCGAGATCGCCCGCTTCGAGATCCATGAACAGGGTGGTGGCAGGGTCGAGCGTCCAGAGCAGGGACGTTTTCCCAATTCCGCTGCCCCCGAAGATGCAGCCCTTGATGCCGCGTTGCTCGGCCAGGCGCTCGTCGGCGCTGATGATGGGAAGGCTCATTGATCCGCCTCCTGACTGACAAGCTCGACCTTGAGGCTACCGGGGCGCACGGTGCGGGCGGGCTCGAAGCCCTTGCGGATGCCTTCGGGCCATGCGCTGTATTTGCGCTCGGGAACCTTGAAGGAAATGTCGACATACTCGGCTGGATCGTCGCCTGCCGCGCGGATGCGCTCGACCATTTCGGCCAACCTGTTCTGATCCCAGCCGACCCGCTTGGGCAGGTCTGCCACAACGGTGAAATCCCCGTCATCAAAACGAACGGTGCCTGTGTCATTGCCGCTCTCGTGGCGGAGTTCTTCGGCGCGGGTGGCATACCGGATGGTCAGCGCCCCATCGAGGCGGGCCTTGGCGGCTTTGACCCGCTTTGTGGTTTCATCAATCTCGCGCTGGAGGATGGCCAACAATTCAACCGGCAGGGCGGCGATGTCCTGTGGTGGCATCGATGTCAGATCATCGACGCGGGGTGCGTTTTCGGGGAAGGGCATAAAAGGGTCTCCGTCATGAGTGAAAAGGGATTGGAAAACGGGCATCAGGCGGCTTCTCCTTCCAACAGGAGTTCCGACAGCGAGATGCTCGCGGATTTGGGTTTGGGGCGGGCGACAGCGATATAGGCAAAGCAATCCGGCCCCACGCGCTCCTGCACCAGATGCACAAGGCCCTGTTCGGCTACGTGAAAAGTGCGGTCCGCCAGTTTGCGCAACGCCTCGCGGGCCTTGGCCTCAAGACTGGAAAACACCGGGAACGTATCAAGCACCAGAAAGCCGCGATGGTATTCCAGCCGATCGCCAGGCAGCGCCTGTGCCACCCAGGCGCAAAACTCGATTTCGGTGACGGGCCGGTTCGGTCGGGCGGCATGTATCGGGGTGTGTTTCATGAAATTGTCTCCTCTAATGCTCCTACTCATGCGCGGCCGGTTTCGTCCCAAGCCGGGCCAAGCCCGTGCAGGGCGAGCGCAAAACGGAGATTGGAAATCCGGCGGTAAAGGCTGGAGCGGCTGCCAAATCCGCGCCTCGAAAGTGTCGCCACGGAGCTGTGGGCCAGACCGGCGCAAATGGCGCGATCCCTGGGCGATAGGCGGCCAAGGGCACGCCCTGTGTCGATGGAGTGTTCGGTCACAAGGCGGGCATCAACGCACTGACCCTGCCAGGCCCCAAGCCCGTCCTGATTGGACAGTACCTCGCTCATCGGGCGGGGATCGACCTGTGAAAGCGGCGCATCCAGCGACAGCATCGTGCCACCCTGCGCGCGGCGCTCCTTCATGGTCCGCATCGCGATGCGCGAGGATTGGTTGCGCAGGACAAGCCCCGAAAAGGCCCCGAGGCTGCCGCGTTTGGGATCAAAGGCCGGCAGGCGACGCAGAAGATCAATCAGCAGATCCTGACATAGATCCTCCTGTCCGGGGCTGGCCGGGCCAAGCCGCCGGTGCAAGCGTTTGGCGGCTGCCTGCGCCTCGGAAAGGATGGTCTGGATATGCTGGGGGGAGAGTTTGATCTGCATCGCGTTGGTCCTTGGTCATCGGTTGTTGATGACCGCAGCATCGCGAATTGCACTGCCCCGCAGGTGGGATTGTGGTGGGAAGTTTGTGGGGGTTTGGTGGGAAAATCGGGCTGGTATTCGCTGTCTCCGACGTCAAACAAGCGCCGGAACCAGAAAGTAACCGCTAGTGAAAGCTCGCCTGAAAGCTTGTCGGCGTCAGGGTGACATGCGCATCAAGCGGCGGGCGAATCTCGAAAGCCTTGGGGTCGCGCGCGAAATTCCAGACCCGCAGCAAGCACCAGTCGGCACGCTTCGCTTCGGCAACCGCAAGTTCGTTTCTGGAAATATGGAACGGTGTGCGCTCCCAGCCAT